TTTTCAAGAAACGTAGCTAAATGCCACTATGCTTCAGATTCTAGAGCTGGTGAAAGATTAGGAGATAGTATGTACAAGTTTATTAAAAGCAATGCCAAGTAAAAGACCAGAGTGGACCAAAAACACTCACGATATGGATTGTGAAAAATTAGAGGTTGGTGATATTTGTTTACAAGTTTCTCAAGACAAAAGTATAGTGGAACAAAAAGTAATGAGATTAGAAACATATCAAGAGGAACAAAAAACTTACAATCTTGTTGTTAATGACACACACAATTACTTTGCAAATAATATTTTGGTTCACAATAAATTTTGTAGATTTTGTTTTACTTATGACACTATGATTACATTATCAGACGGAACATATCAAAAAATTTGTAAAGTAAGACCAGGTGATATGATAAAGACATACAATGAAGATACTGGCAAATTACAAAATTCAAAGGTATTAGAAACGGTAAAAATATTACACGACAATATTGTTAAATACAAGTTTGATAACAACACAATAATTGAAACCACAGATAATCATCCATTTTATGTGGTTGATGAGGGATATAAAGCCCCACTACAAATAGGTGATGTGGTTTTAAATGATGAAATGAATAAATTAACACTCGTAAATATTGAGGTGGATAAAAAACAACAGATTACCTACAATATAAACAGCACCGATAATGGTAAAAATTATTTCGCAAATAAGGTTTTAGTTTCTGATGAGTCTGATACATAACAATAACTTTAAATGGTATTTAGTTAGAGATAACTTTCTATCAAAAGATGAGTGTGAAGACATCATCAAAATCATAGATGATGAATCAAAGCAAATAGACACTTGTGGAGCACAGGTTGTAAAACTAAATGAGAAAATCTATTTAGATAAAGTTTGGAACATAATGAAATTATCAAATGATATACATTTCAAATTTGATATAGATAGTGTTCAATTACAAGAGGGTAAGTATTACAAAGCAGGAGTTTACAAAGAACAAAATACTCTACACTCAGACTTTGCAGCAGGACCAGGTAGATTAGTTGATACCACCACAAAACTAACTTCGGTTGTATTCTTAAATGACGACTATTGGGGTGGAGAACTTGAAATATGGGGTGATAAAATAGAATCACAACAAGGAAGAATAGTTATATTTCCAGCTTTTGCAGCACACAAAGTTTCACAATTTTATGATAAAGATAGATACACAATGTTAACTTGGATACAAGGAAATACTTTTAAATGACATTAATTAAAAACGAGGACTTTAAGTTTTACATACAGATTCCTAATTTTATATCAGATAACAAATGTGATGAACTGATAAAAGATATTAGTGAAAATGAAGTTATGTTAAAGGGTGGAGTTCGTGTAGATGATGAGCAAAACTTGGGAGTAAATGAAAAATTTAGAAAAACTTCTGAGTGGTATTTATGTGAACAACCACACACTAACCAAAGACCTGATAAACCAAACAAAGATTGGAAACCATTACAAAAAAAGATATTTTCAATGGCGAAGTTAATCAATATGAAGTCATTTAAATTTGATATTCAAGAGTGTGATAATGAACTAAAATTAATAAAATATAAAAACACAAATTTTTACACCTGGCATACGGATATGAATTCAGGTAGTAGTTCATTGAGAAAGTTAACTGCCATTGTTCAGTTGACGGACCCGAGTGAATATGAGGGTGGGGAACTACAATTTGCACTACAAGACCACGATATGAATTGGTATGAAGTCCCAAAGGAAAAGGGTTCAATCACATTTTTTCCAACATTTTTATCACATAGAGTAAAGCCAGTCATTAGTGGAACACGATATGTATTACAAGAATTTTTTATAGGGAATCATTTCAAATGAACGATAATTTTCAATGGTTTACACATACGCCTTTTTTATCTGATGAACAATGTGATGAACTAATAAAACAATTAAAAGAGGAGACCAATTGGATTTCTGGTTATGAGAATGCAGTTATCGTAAATTCAGATAACAAATCAGATGAAGTTAAAAATGCCAGAACATTTGAGGAGTTGTATGTGTATGGTGATGAAAAATATTCTTGGATAAATAAAAAATTAGAACCATATGTAAAGATGTTAAATAATAAAGTATGGAACTTTCAGTTGTCAGATACTCTCAAAGATTTAAAAGCATTAAGATATAAGAACAACGACAAATTTGATTGGCACGCAGATTATGATAAAGGTAAAGAGTCAATCAATAAGTTAACTTGTTTGATTCAGTTGTCAGACGAAAGTGAATTTGAGGGTGGTGATTTACATCTGGCATTTACAAACGACGGAGAGTTTTTCAAAACACCATACAAAAAAGGATATGTGTTGGTGTTTCCATCTTTTGTCAGTCATATGGTTACAGAATTAACAAGTGGAGAAAGATACATTATGAGAGAGATAATTACAGGAGAACCTTTCAAATGAAAGAAAATAATAAATTTAATTTTGTCTTACATAGAGAAAACTTTTTAACTTCAGAACAATGCGATGAACTAATTCAAAAATTTGATGAGTCAAAACCACAAAAGTCAGGCGTGGCAGGAACTTATGAGGGTGGTGAATTAAATGAAAATGTTCGTAAGGTCCAAGAGGTAAGATTAAAAAATGATGTTGTATTATCGGACGGATTCAAATTGACTAAACATATTATTATGGCTTGTGAGATGTCAAACTTAATTAACTTTAAATTTCAATTAGAAAAACCATATCAGTTAGAGGACATAGTATTGTTAAGATATGAAAATACAGACAAATATGACTGGCATTTAGACATTGGTAAAAATGAAACATCAGTAAGAAAGATATCAGCGATAATTCAACTAAGTGATGAGCAAGATTATGAGGGTGGAGATTTTGAATTTAGTATCGCAAATGATGAGGGTGATGAAAACTACTTCGGAACAAGAAAAAAAGGTTCATTAATATTATTTCCTGCATTTTTAGGACATAGAGTTAGACCGATAACAAAGGGTGTTAGATATTCAATAGTCACTTGGATATTGGGAGATGCTTTTAAATAATTTACATTTTGAGGTTCGTATGAACTATTTATTTATATCTAAGGTTATTCACAATGAAAACAAAAACACTATTTGACCACATAAAACAAATTACTAATGTTCAGAACCAATTGTATTGGGACAACATTACAGATGCGGACAAGAAAACTTGGTCCAATTATATGGTGCATAGATTTTTATCAATGAAAGCAGAGTGGATAGAAGTTGTAAATGAAATACAACAATATTGGGAACTGAAACCAAAATCAGTTTATCAATTCTACACCAACATACTACCAAGAGGAAATACATTTCTTAGATATACTAAATCTAAAAAGAAATCCAAGATAGAAAAGTGGGCTATGGATATATTATGTGATTATTTTGAAGATAGTTCAGAAAATATTGAAAAAACGCTTGACATTATGGGTAAAGATGTTGTATATTCTATTATATCAAAGTATGGTGTAGATGAGAAACTATTAAAAAAAATATGGACTAAATAATGCAAGTATATAATAATATATTTGATGAAAAATTACTTGACAATGTCGTAAATTATTCGTATAATCTATTACAACAAGATAAATTAGAGAAAAACTTTTGGACCAATCATAGTTGGGAAAGAGGAATAGTTTTGGATAGTTCAGTTGTGTTGTGCACGGACACACCAACAGAATATTCAAATGAGATTGTCAAGTCTCTTATGAAAAATGGTTTGATAAAGACAATGCCAGATAATATGTCTTGTATGATTTATATATGGACAGCTGGTAGTTTTATACCATTTCATAATGATGAGTTTAAAGATAGGAAGTTGGCTATGACTTTATTTTTAAATCGTGATTGGGAAAAGAATTGGGGTGGTGCAAATATTCATCACAATAAAGAATTAGATAAATATGTTTTAGAGTATCCAGAATTTAATAAGTTATTAGTTAGTGATTTATCAGAAAACATAGAACACTCAACAACAATGACAACACCAATGTCGGATAACAGAATAACAATACAAATGTTTATATAGGAGTAAATGATGATTAAAGACACACCAAAGGGATTGCCAGATTCGGCTCTTGATTTTGAAAGAGAACCGACAGAAGCACAAAAAGAAATGGTGGACACACAAGATGTCGTAAAATATATGGAGAGAACTTATCCTGAAATGACAGGTGAGTTTCTAAAAATACAATCAGAACAATATGAATTGTTTTGTAGAAAACAATATGATTATGGTCCACAGAATATCGCAGTCGGAACAATTCTAAAAACACCAGAGGATATTAAATTATCGTTGTTAGGATTGTGGTTCAGAATGAACGACAAGATAGAAAGAATGAAAACATTATTGTTGAGAAACGGAGAAAATTCAGTTGAGGGTGAACCCGTAACTGATAGTTTTTCAGATGTGTCAAACTATGGAGTTATGGCACAAGTAGTAGCGAGGGGCAAATGGGCAAAATAGGAGTAATAGGACAAGGGTATGTTGGGACTGCAATTAAACTTGGTTTCCAAGACCATTATGATGTATTGACTTATGACAAGTTTGATTTAGGTAAATCAACACATAGTAAAATATCAGATTTGGTTGCAGAAGCAAAAGTTATATTTGTTTGTGTTCCTACACCAATGAGAAAAGACGGAACTTGTTATACTGGCATTGTAGAAGAAGTTATTAGTGAGATTAACGAAACAGCAAATGACCACATTGTAGTGATTAAATCTACCGTACCACCTGGCACGACTGATAAATTTAATCACGAGTTCTCAAATGTTACCGTGATATTCAATCCCGAATTCTTAACGGAAGAAAACTTTTTAGATGATTTCAAAAATCAAAACAGAATTATCTTGGGTGGTAGTCGTAAAGGAACAAACAAACTTAGACAAATATATTCTAAGGTGTTTCCAAAAGCCACTATCGTCAAGACAGGTGATAAACACGCAGAAATGGTAAAGTATTTTACTAATTGTTTCTTAGCAACCAAAGTATCGTTCGCAAATGAAATGTATTCTATATGTGAGCAGATTGGTATTGACTATGATAAAGTCGTAGAATATGCCACATATGATGAACGATTAGGTAAATCACATTGGGCAGTTCCAGGACCTGACGGAGATTTTGGTTTTGGTGGACATTGTTTCCCAAAAGACTTATCAGCGATTATCAATGAGTTCAAGACTTATGGATTATTAGAGGCAGTAGAGCAAGTAAATGACCAAGTTCGTAATGATAGAGATTGGGAGAAGATGAAAGGTCGTGCAGTCATAGATGGGTAAAATAAGTTATAGTCAGTTCGCAATGTGGGACAAATGTCCTTACACTTGGAAGTTAAATTATGTGGATAAAGCAGAAACTTTCAAAGGTAATATCTACACATTGTTCGGTAGTGCTATTCACGAAACTATTCAAGCATATTTAGTTTGTTATTACGAACGAACAATCAAAGAAGCAGATGAATTGCCACTTCACGATATTCTGATTTATCGTATGAAAGAACTATACAAAGAATCAAAAGAGAAATATGGCGATGAGTTTGAAGTGGACCAAAAAGAAATGATTGAGTTCACTAATGACGGATTTGCTATCATTGATGAGTTCTTAAAAAGAAAAGGTAGTCATTTCAAAAAGAAAGATACTGAGTTAGTTGGCATTGAGATGAACTTGAACTACAAACTACCAAAGAATATGAGATTTGTAGGGTTTATGGATGTTGTTCTACACGACAAGAAAACAGGTCGTATGAAAGTCATTGACATCAAATCATCTACTATGGGTTGGAACAAGTATATGAAAGCCGACAAGAATAAAACTAATCAGTTGTTATTATACAAACACTTTATGGCAAAACAATTAGAAATATCGGAAGATAAAATAGATGTTGAATATTTAATATTAAAGAGAAGATTATATGAGAATATAATTTATCCACAGAAAAGAATTCAGGCGTTCTCGCCCGCAAGTGGAAAGCCAAGTGTCAATAAGGTTATGAATAGATTACAAGAGTTTATGGACGAGTGTTATGATGATAAAGGTAAAATCATATCACACGACTATGAAAAATGTGAACCACACAAAAAGTGTAGAAGTTGTAAGGACTTATAATGATAACACCAAGTTTGAGAATAAAAGTAACGGACTTTTTAGCAACAGACTTTGAACAAGAAGTTTTTCAAGAGTTGATGAAAATAAAACAATCACCTGAAATGCAAGGTGTTCACTTTCCATTATACTTTTGGTATGATAGAGAATATGAGGTGGTTGATTTAAATGTATTGAAAGATTTTATTATGTATTGGAAATCAACAGGCGAGTATGGAACAAAACTAAGTCTTCATCCAGAACCATTTGACGACGGAAATCACTTTGTTTGGTATGATATCAGACCAAATGACCTAAACGAAAAGTTAAAAGAAAAATTGTGTATCCCTTTTATGCAATATTATAGGTTTGCACACACTTATTCAGACCCGAGGACTGGCATTTTAAGTGGTCTAAAAGATTTCAAAGAAAAATATCTATTCGTCACTCAACACGAACAAGGCACACCAAAACGAAAACAAAAGAGAAATGATGATGAAGATAGCAATCATAGGTAGTAGAAACTACACCAACAAAACTCAAATAAAAAACTTTATGTTTAGATTAAAAATGGAACATAAAGACATAGAAATAGTTAGTGGTGGCGCCAAAGACGGAGCAGATAAATACGCCAAAACATTTGCATTAGAGTTTGGTTTAGATTATTCTGAGTTCCCACCACAACACGAACCACATAATATTCATTGTGTGTTAGAAGCTTACAATTATGGTAAACCATATGGGGTTGGATATTATCACAAAAGAAACAAAGACTTAGTAAACTATTCAGATAAAGTGGTGGCATTTATCAAAGATGATATCATTTCCAATGGAACAAAATCAGCATTAGAATATTGTAAAAAAATAAATAAAAAATTCGTTATTTTGAGTTGAACTAACTATTTATTATATATACATATATATAGGAACAATATGAAAGAAGATAAATTAACATCAGTAAAAGTCATTGATGAATTATACAAAAAGTTTAGAGAAAAGTCAATCAGAGATGACTTCTCATTACAGAAATTAGTAAATCGTAGTATTGATTTATTTGTCTATGATGAGGAATTTGCAAAAAAGATTATGGATTACGATAATTTAGAGGAAAGTGGCTCTAAATATTAACACAAGAAAGAGGTTCTATGGATTTACCAAAACTTAAAAAGGTTACAGAAAAGAAAAAGAAAAAAATTATATTATTATCAGACGACCTAAGAATGTCAAGTGGTGTCGGAACAATGTCAAGAGAGATTGTTATGGGAACAATTAGAGAATATGATTGGGTCCAAGTTGCCGGTGCAATAAAACATCCAGACGCAGGTAAAATAGTTGACTTAAATCAGGCCACACGAGAGGAAACTGGCATTGAGGACGCATATCTTAAATTGTATCCAGTTGACGGCTATGGTAGTCAAGAGTTATTGAGGTCACTAATCAAAACAGAACAACCAGACGCTATTCTTCACTACACAGACCCAAGATTTTGGACTTGGTTGTATGATATGGAACACGAGGTAAGACAACAATGTCCTATATTTTATTATAATATTTGGGACGATTTACCTTATCCAAGATGGAACGAACCATTTTATGAGAGTTGTGATTTGATTATGAATATTTCAAAACAAACACACAACATTGTTCAAAATGTATGCCAGAACAAACCAAGAACAGATTGGGACTCAACTTATGTTCCACACGGAATCAATGAAAAGTTTTTTTATCCGGTGAAGAATGAAAAAGAAAGATTAGAGATGAACAAAATGAAATCTGAATTGTTTCAAGGTAAAGATATAGAGTTTTGTTTATTTTATAACAATAGAAACATCAGAAGAAAGATGACATCAGATACTATTCTGGCATTTAAAGAATTTGCAGATAAACTACCAAAAGAAAAAAGAGATAAAGTAGCTTATGTTTTACATACTCAACCAGTTGATAACAATGGAACAGATTTGCCAGCAGTTGTTCAAGAATTGTGTCCTGACCTAAATGTAATATTTTCAACAAATAAGTTAT